GAAAACTTTCGCCAACGGAAACTTCATCTACAAGGTCTACGGATATTTCCGGAAGAGCTTCTTCCTTTTTAACCGATACGGTAATTGTAGATACGTACTGCTCTACGGTTGTGTCGTTGTACTTTATCTTTAGCTTAGAGTATTCGGAGAGCTTATCCAGTATGCTTGGGTGGTTCTTTAAATACACGCGAGACATTTTGAGGTTGTAATTGAACTTTTCCTCATTGTTCTCTGCCATGTATCTAATGGCTTCCTCGTACCCCATTTCCTCTGCCGTAGTGATATACACCTTCGGAAGAAGAATGTTCTTTAAAACGAACGTATCGCCTATTTTCGGACGATATTTGTTCGTTGCATTCGGCATAAGAACACCAAAGGTTTCTATATCCTTTTGAACACATATCCAGACTTCTTTCTTTGAGGTGTCCTGCTGGCAGTCTTGCGCTTGTGATTTAGCAACCGTTTCGCCCAATACTTTATCAGAATAATTCCCTTCAACTATATCCCCCGTCTCCTCATTTACAAGTACCGGATTTTTGAAGAAATATACTCCGTCCGCATTTGTGAACTTGGCTACTTGTATCGGGAACTCGCAACCATTACAACTACCACTTGTAATACAAACGGTCATGTTGTCCTCTTGCATAGCGCAATCAAACAGATTAAAAGCTCCGTCTCCGTCTGTTAAGTGTAGCTTTATATAAAAGTAGGAGTGTTCATAATTTGCAGCCTCTAATTCGCCATCATCGTTTACACTGGCTTTTAGGTTGTCGTTATCGTCCTCGTCAAAGGCTATATCAACAATCTCTCCAATATAATCCCCTGCTGCATTCTTGACATTTTTAATTGTAGGATAAATATCCTCATTGGTGTAGATGTATTCAATAGGATTGCCATCTACGTATGGCGTTGGGAACGTATAAAAATCTCCGGTGTCCGGATTCTTGTAGTAGTTATTAATCGCATTGTAAAAACGCTCCTTGCCTTTCGTTTCCCGATAAATGGGTGGCATAAGTTTGGATTGTGTATTTATGGTTTCTCCGCTCTTCCAAGATAGCGTTTCTCCAACATCCAAAGTTCCGGATAAGCCAAGCGTAGACAAATCCTCGTAGATTGTTCCGTCTACGCTATACACAACAACCTTTTCGGAGCTTCCACCCAATAAACAGGACCCCATTGCTACACTTCTTGCGCCGCTAATATTAGGCTCGTTCTCAATATCAAGTTGTGATAAATTATCCTCTACCATTATACGGTAGGCTCCTACCGGCAAAACACCAAATGTGAGCGAACCTTTTTCAAACGTAGCCTCGTACTTTGTATCGTCAGATATTTTTTGCGCGTATATTTTAGGATATTCGCTTGTTGTATTTGCGCTCTGAACATAATCTACCGTATATTCTTTTTCGCAGTCAAGCCAAGACTTACGATAAGTAGGCGTGTATATACCATCCGAGTAGTGTGGCTGTTCTTCCCAATAGAACTGCTTGTACGAAACCTTATAGTCAAAGCTAAGTTTGCTTATCTTTGCTTTGTACGAATACTTGCTAACCACCAAGCCTACTCCAAAAGACACTACTCCCGGATCCTCTCTAAGTGTTGTGAAGCCATCGGCAGATATGTTTTTGTTATAAGACAAATCAAAGTAGCAAGACCCTTTTTGTGTGATTGCAACAAGTTCTTGTTCCTCGTCAAGAGAGCCTAAGAGTAGAAACTGATTTTTTATTTCTACCTTGTCTTTTCCGGTTCCTTGCAGCGTGATTGTTCCATATTCACTATCGTTTGGGTAATAGTGTGGTATATTGGTTTCTCCACCAACAAAGGTTACACGATTAATAACCTTGTTGTTGGAATTTGCTCTTTCAACTTCCAACAAGCCCTTTTCTCTTCCGTACTCAAACGTAGTTTGTAGAGTTTCATTTATTTCTCCGAAGATTATCTTCTTTTCTCGCAAAGAGAATGTAACCTCAAAGGTGTCGTAAACTTGCTTAATGGCCTCCCAAATGGATAAATCATCAAAGGTTAGCTTTTCCGTTTCATCGTATGAAAAGTCCGTTTCGCGAGCCAGCACACAAACGAAACCATCTCCGTTTATATCGCTATCGTCATATAAAACATTGCCGTTTTTTATCGCGCTATCCCCAATGTTGGATTGTACAAGCGATGCGTTTATGCGGCGTACAAACTCTTCCAGCGTACCAAAGAAAGTAACGCTTGTCGATTCGCTCTGTGGCTTGTCGTCCGTGTAATTTTCTACGCTAACGGAATCATAGAAATACACTCCGTCCAGAATTTCGTACTCCGAACGGAATGTAATACTATGTTCGTACAAAACGTTATCGTTGCTCTTGGTAGAATCCGGTGTTTCTCTAATAAAGAGTTTTACGCCCTCAATCTCAACATACATATCACTCTTCCACTCTTTATCCAGTGGCTTTGTGTAGTATATGGTAGCCGTAAGAGAAGGGAATCCCATACGAGTTTTGGTGTATGTGTATTCCTTCACCTCGATGTTACGGAAATTGGTTTCTTTTCCGCCTACGATTTGCTTTATTTTAAGCGTTCCGTATTCCATGCTGCAAATATAATATTTTTTCTTTTATTCTGCAACGTTTTGAGTAGAATTTTGCATAGAATTATCCAATTCCATCTCCGCTTTCTTCTGCTCAAGTTCCTTATCTGCCTTTTCTTTCTCCTCTCGCTCAATGCGTGCTTTCTCATCCGGAGTAGAGAGAGTATTCTTTTCGATGGCCGTTTGCTTAGAGATGATACCTGCACCAACGGCAGCTTCCACCATCTGGTTGTGTGCATCTTCGCTACGAGGTTTCCATACGGAGAATGAGTTTTGAATCTTTAGTTCCTTGTACTCTGTGATGGCGTTTGGATTTTCGCCCGTGTTTACAAGTTCCATAGCAAGACCCTCCTTGAACAAACGCCCCATTTTGTTGGCGACATTCTGCCACTCAATAACGCCATCCTGTGCCGTAGCCAAGTCAAGTTCCTGTGTCAATTCAACCGCAACGCCGGACGTATCTCCGCTCATCTTTATGTCCTTTGGAAGCACCCATGTAGTACCGCACGCTTTCTGTATCTGTTCCTCCAAGCAATTGATGGTTTCTATCATGTTGTCCGGAGATGGAGGATTAAGTATCTTTGCATCGGATGTCGGATCGCCGCTATTGTCGTTCAAAATGACATTTCCTGCCAACTTCTTGGCTCCCTCCGAGAATTTGCCCTTAACATATATCATACCCCATCCGTGACGTTTTTGTATGACAACAAAGGTGTTAAGCAAGGATTCAAGAGCCTCAATCATTAACTGACCTCTCTCCCATGCAACATCACCACGGCGTGTGATAAGAGGTATTTCGCTAAATCCGTGTGGTCTGCTTGCGCTACGATTCCATCCTCTTATAATGCGTCCGTCCGCTTCTCTTGATTGCGTTTCCGTAAACGTAGTAACGTAGGTATCATCGTAACAGTCTATAACCGTATAACCGTCTATCTCGTACTTCAAACATTCCAAAACGTGTTCTCCGTTATTGTTTTTGTGCGAAATAATGGTTATCTCATCGTTGTAGCTAATGTTGCGAGAATGCAGCCTGCCGTCACGACCCATGTACATTAAGAGAGCTGCGTCTCCAAAAGTCTTTTGGTCGCGAACAAACTGCGTCTTTGCACCCTCCATGTTCTTTTCGTCCCATGCCTGCTTGTAACGGATAAAGTTTTGATTTTGAACGTCTGTAGGATTCATATTATTCAGAATCTGCAACATGCGATTAACGCACAAGTGACGAACCTGTTTATCACGGATAAGAATCTGCATAGGCATACCCAAGCGGTATTGCTCAATATCCATATATCCGTGCTTCTTCATTTTTACGGTGATGGACGGTATGTTGGAATCAAACAACACACGGTGAGAATATGGACTTGCTTCCATCGCATATACGGACTGGTCTATCACGTTTCTATATATCCGTGGAACCGTAGCCTCGATAAAACCGGAGAGACGAACCTTGTCCGGCAGTCTTACGTTCATCGGAGAGAAACCTCTAAAAAAAGGTTTCTTATGGGAAAGCAAATCGGGATTGTCAAGGAGAAATTTAACGAACTCGTCCATATTAATCTTCAAATTTAAAATCGTTCAACCTATTTAGCCAACCCTTCAAGTTTACTTTCTGCGTAGGGTCGTTCTTTACAATATTCTCAAAAAAAGTTTTTCTCCTCTTCCATATTTTCTGAAACAGTGTCTTTGCATCCGCTTTGTTTATGGCAGAAAGAGTTTGATTTCCAGTAATCCCATCCACTGTTACGCCAAGGATTTCTTGGACTTTTTTTACAGCGGTCTTAGCTCCACTGCCCCACGCCCAATCAACACAAATATTGGCAATAGACTGGCTGTCTATATTGTCTGCCAAAAACTTGTTCCAATACCCTGTCTTAAAGATGTTCATCCATTGCTCATCCGTAATGTCCTTTAAATCGGTGACGCTTTTCTGCGAGCCGTAGAACGAACGAAACGTAGTGAGGGTGATACCTTTGTTGGTGGCACCTCCCCTATCGGACTTCTTATTGGAAAAGCCTCCTTCCCATTTTAAAATGATAGGTTTTAGTTTTTCTGCATCTGCCATATCTATTTATTTTTTTTCAATTAAATCGAACTGTTTCATTGCGTACTCCTTTGTCATCTGATAGCACTCCCTGTGAGTGTGAGGGCAGATAAGGTCGTACATTGCAGGCATGATATATACGGATGATTTGTTTTCCTCCTGCGTATTAAACTTGTCGTTGAGTTTTACGCGGATGTCGGCAATAATCTTCAAACCCTTATCCGGCTCTATCTTACCATCGGCAATACCTTCTTCCACTCTTTCGATAAGCGCAATCATTGCGGATTTATTCTCCTCAAACGTAATATCCTGCTCCTGCCCGGTGCCGCTACTTTGTGACTCCAACAAACGAGCTACCATTTCATCCTCTTGCGCCTTTTCTTTTTCCTTATTCTTCTGGCTACGTTTAAAGTAGTTTATAAGGTATTTTACAGAATCCGACACCTCGTACTCCGGGATTGTTTGGTCGCTCTTTGGAATACCGAAGAGTGCGGTGTATATCATCAAGTCATTATCAAACCTTACTCTAACGTATGAGTAGATAACGTCACGAATGGAAACATCGTGACCGTGAACCTTCGCCGATTCGATAACATCCTCTATTTTTTTAATCTCTACGCCCATGTTCCTTCGTCATATATATCAACATATTCATCATCAAAACGTCTGCCACTGAACGATTTCTGTATTGCATCGTTCAGTTCTTGACCGTACTCACTTTGCAGGTAAGGGAAGAAGCGATATGCACAAGGGTCAATTAAGTCCATAGAGCGGTCTTTACCAAGTTTTTTATTCATCTCCACCTTCGTGTACAACCGCTTCTTTCCATACGATGTTTCATCAAACTGTACCACCATACACTCCTCCACAAATTCTTCAAAGATAGAAATTGGCATTTTGAGTTTTTGGTGCTTATATTGCATAGCCGACACACACGGATCCATAGATATTCTACCCTCATTAACGGCACGCACCAAGCGCATAAACACCTCGTCTTTGAGTTTTTGAAACTCGCGGCGGTATTTACCCCTGGGTGCTCCGGAGGAATAGAACGGTTGAGCGTCCGGCAGGTAATCCAAGAACTCCGGCGAACCTGTTCCATCGTATATGATGTGGCTGTTCGGAATGTCGTAATGTGCAGCCATACGCTCGATATGTTCCGCATTCTGTCGCGGCGTAGCTTTCTCGATAATAGCTACGTTTATAATGTGCAGTCCGTTCCAAGCAAGAATGACGGTATTATCCTTACCTGTTGAACCAATGTCGGCTGTTATCCACATGTCGCCGTTTGTTTGAGGGTCGTTCTTATCTACCTTACGTGCTGCCGCCATCTCTATAGGCAAGTCCAAATCATCGTCCAAGTCTACGTTCCAGCACTGCATCATGTTTGCCATACGCTGCCTTTCGCCCATCGCAGATACGGAGCCTAAGTAACCGCTATCGTTTTGCATGAGTGCTTTGTTCTCCGAGAGCATACCCGTATAGAACGTGGTACTCTTTATAAGGTCGCGATATGTAAACTCATCGCCCTGCCCCTTTAGAATATCGTCTATCTGTGTTCTACATTGCGCATATACATCTTCCTTTGTGTCGCCAAAGATAACATCATCAATGGTTTCTCCGTTCACAAAGAAATAACGCACTACGCCCACTCTCTCCGGGATAGGATAGCCTCTTGCATCCAAGTACCAATCCACCCATTTACGCAGCCAATGGTTGCGCTTCGGGTTACAAGTTAGACGCATTTTGCCGCTCCATTTTGCCTGCGAACGATTTCGAGACATAAGCATACGAACGGTAGACCACTCAAAACCTGTAGCCTCGTCTATATAGATGCAAGAATACTGCCAACCTTTCACACGTTCCAACACCTTGTCCGGTGTTTGGTCGCTCATGTGTGTAAAGTCACAAAAAGCTCCACTTGGAAATACCATGCGCGGACTTTCCGAAATCTTGAAAGTGGCGTAACCGCCGTAGATTTTTTGAGCCTCATCCGTACCACCACCACCGGCTTTAATATCTCCGATATTACGGCGCAGGAACACCATGCGAAAGTTTGGGTCGTCCGAATGGTAGCCTGCCATGAGAAGAGCGGCAAAGGAATTGTGTGTCGTAATGAAATCGTCCAATATATATAGATGTTCCTTACTATCCAAGAGCATACACTGCGCCTCGGTGTTTCTATCAAACGTAATGGACTTTATACGAACGTGCGTCTTTGTTCTTGAATACGTTCGATTTGATTTGCGTCTATTCTCTTCGTACCTTGTCGTATGTTTACGGCTTGAAAAAATCTTATCGTCCGTTTGTATGCGGATGGAATAAGCAGGCTCGTTTGTACGATACTTATATGCTCTATTGTCTTTATTGACGGTGACAACATACCCAAGACTGCGGCAAAGGTAAACTATATCGTCTCGTAGCTTTCGGCTAACGGTGGAGTAGATGAGTCTGTTTCCATCGCACACGCTACCGTCCGTATCGAACAGACCCTGCAAAAGTTCGCGGCGTTGGGTGGTGCTGCCAAACAGATATTCTTTTGGGATAAATCGGTTTCGAGAATAGGTACACAAACCTACGCTTTGTAGATACCATTTGTAATCCTCTATATGTGGAGTCCGGAACACGTTTGTGTAACATCCTTTTCTGTGCGTATATCCATCGCACTCCGTAAGGCGAGCAACCTTCTCCAGTACATCCTCTTCCGCATTGGAAATGGATAAGAACTTACAACCTCTCGTTAAAACCTTTTCCGTCAAACAACCATCTCCCAACAACACACCAAACACGTATGGAGGTATGATAAACTCCTTTCTTGTGAACTCGGCTATTGGCGTTGGTATATAGACTGGCTGACCGCTTTCCATAAGTTTTAGAATGTCCTTCGTCCTAACAATACTAAAGTGCTTGGAATCGTCATATCCGTCTTTTCGATAAGAGTGTATCTGACCCTTTGTGCGTATCTTCCAAAGGTGCTCTAAGCCACAATCGGTAACTCTACCGTCCATAGTCTCAAAGCGGTAAATATCTTTCTTTCCTTGCGGATAAAGTTCTTTTATATGCGCTGTCTTTCCGTTTGGTGTACAAACCTCGTCACCAACTCTTAAATCGCCGTTTCTAACCCAACCCAGCGGCGTTAGAATCTTGCTATCGAGAGATGTCATTTTACCACAACCCATGCTGGAGCCTGCCACAAGAAAGTCCACATTACTGGATATGAACCTTTCTTGAAAGCCGGAAAAAGGCTTGTATATTTTTCTTTTTATTTTTTCTTCTTTCTGCGCCATCTCTGATAAAAAACTTGGTACGCAAAAGTATATGTTTATATATAAGATGTGTGCCTATGCGATGTACAAAAAAAGCCATAGTGGTTTTTTTAAGCGTTTTGCTCCTACAAAATATATTTATAATGAGAATATCTTTGCGGAAAGATTTTAAAGTATTTGAATTTATGAAGTTTACTCAAACAGAAGCAGCTAAAAAAATTAGCGCAATCTTAACGAGAGGAGGCAAAAAATGCTACCTATCCGAGAGAACCATCAACGAGCAATTAGACACCCTAATGAAGCTGTTGGTAAACGATGAGACGGAATTGGACGATTTTATTTCTAAGGTAGAACCCATGTTTAAAACAAGCAATGGAAATGCACAGAATGACCAGTCTGAATTTGTACGTCTATGGAATGAGCAACATCCGGAACCTAAACCAAATCCGGAACCCGATCCAAAGGGTAATCTTACCGGTGGTAAACCAAATGAAACAAAGCCGGAAGATAAAACCGCCACTCTTATGCAGGAGCTATTGGAGAAGATTAACGGTTTGGAGCAGGCGCGTAATGCCGACTTATTGGAGCGACAAATTTCTGAAAAAAGAAACGAGTTGAGAGCAGAACTTAAAAAGAAAGGTGTAGCAAACGATAAGTGGATTGATATTGCAACGAGTAAACTGGCGATAAACGCTGATACGGCGGTTGAGGACGAGGCAACATCGCTTTTGGAACAGTACAACCTTTTGGTGACAAACCAATCGCCTACGCCTACTCCCGGACAGCCAAACGGCAGCGGACAAGCGCAGAACGATTCTCTAAAACTTGCCGCACAGATGGTAAAGGAGAAGCGTGAGCGCGGTGAGATTATTTAATTAACTTTTTAAAGACGAAAGAATGGCACAAGTAATAAAAGAGGCTGCCGGTGTTTTCTTAGGCAAGACGCTTGTACAGCAGTCCGGTAATATTGGTGGCGCAAAGCACGTCTTTGTTCGTTTTGACGACAATTACGGTGATTTGGTACCTCTGCCCTTTGGTGGTCAAGTTATGAACCCGTTTAAGGGTGCCGGTCGTTTCTATGCCGGAGACTTGATTGATATGGAATACGATGAGAGAACCGAAAGTCCGAAGCTCTATTTGCTCAAGACTTATGAAGTTCTTTCTGCAAGCGGTAAGACCGTAAACATTAAGCGTGACGGTTATCGCCATATTCCGTTCGTGGGTGATGTTTTAATGATTGCTCCGGATGAGATTGGTGGTAGCGGCGAGGCTCTGACCGTTGTAGGTGTTTCCAAGACTACCGTTAGCAATGAGGATGTATGGTCATTGACTTTAAGCAAGTCACCTACTACCGCACCGAAGGAAGGAGATATTCTGACCGAGGCTGACAGTGACGGTAATATGCTTGTTAAGAACATCAACGCCGTAGCTCCTTGCGACTACGATTTCTTGTTTAACCCGGCAGCTACTGCAGGTGATGAGAGCGACTTTGAGGGCGCACGTTATTTCTTCACTCCTGCCGCAGGTGGTACAATGTACGCTTACAAGATGTCTCCCATCCCGGAGTGCGTTAAGAAGTTGAACATTGCCAACTATAACGGTTGGTTTAGAGTAGACGCACGCAACAAACCTGCCGTGCTTCAAGTAAAAGAAACTGCCGCAGCAGCTACTACTACGGAGGCAGCAGGATAGAAGTATAACGCAAAAATAATTTGATTAGATTATGAAATTCGATTTTAGCAATTCACAATATGTGCAGATGTTCGAGAACTCTATTGAGGGTCGAGAAATTCTGCGAATTATATTGAGCGACCCGGATTTGATACGTGCCAACTACGACTTGTGGAAAACCTTCTATCCGCTGGATTCAAAGGTTATCGAGGTTAGCAACGATGGTACTACCGCATTGAAGGTGTACGCAAAGGAGCCGGAGCACGCTACCATCGCCGATATGCGAGCACCCCTTGGTGTTGGTCGCTTGGGCGAGGAGGGACAAAGCTCCTTCTATATGGCTTCTTTTGCCGACATGATTGCACAGTCATGGCAAGAGAAAGCTGTTGAGCGTGAGCAGAAAGAACGCTTGGCAGCAGAGTATGGAAGTGACGCTCCTATCATCGCAGGCTATGCTACCGATGTGTTACAGCCGCGTATTGATTCTATCAATATGGCTCTTACTAACTTGGGTATGCAGGGGTTGTCTACCGGTAAGGCTATCTACAACTTTGGTCGTGGTATTCAGGGTGTTCCTTTGTATTCCGTACCTATTCCGGATGCAAACAAGTGTAAGGCAGGCGATAAAGTTTGGGCTGACCCGGATTGTAAGTTGCTTGACCAGATTGTTGAGATTGCACGTCACTACCGCGAGGATGTATTCGGTAAGGAATACTTGGAGTTGGAGTTGGATGTTACCTATGAGCAGTTCAAGAATGTATTCTTGAAGAATCAGCAAGTAATTGACACCATCAAGGTGAACTACCTTGCAGGTATTAATCAGCTCATCTCACAGGTGGATGCGGTTCCGGCTTCCGTAGTGTCCGAGGATTCTTTCAACAAGTACGTAAACGGCGTTTATCCAGACCTGCCGTACATCCGTGTTATTGCAGAACATCAAAAAGACGGTGGCAAGACCATTAGAGGATGGAAGGAAGGTGTAGCGGCATTGCGTCCAAGAGGTATTGCAGGTCACACCTATCGCGCCTCTATCCTTGACAAGACCTTGATTGAGAAGTACGGCAACAATCTTATCACCAAGGTATTTGGTTCTACGTTGGATGGAGTAGCTACCGTCATCAACACTACCGGTAACGACGGTGTTTTGAAGTTCTGGGCAACCGATGTCGTAGCAGCAGCGGCTCCTGTATTGGAGAACTATCAGTATCACGTACTGATTGACACAACTACCGCAGGATAATCATTTGATTAATAGATATAGTTATTCTCTTTTCCATTTTTGTTGGCAGGGTGAAGGGCACTTTTACTCTTCCGCTCTGCCAACTTTTTTTTAAAGCGAACTTGTAACTACTAATCGACAAATACAGATAGAGAATGAAAAGATTTGAGTATTCAACACTCTATAATATCATTATGAGTGTGTTTGCCGTTGTTGGATTGTTTTTGCTCATTGCAGGCTTTTACGTGCCACCATTGGGTATTATAGACAATTCAGTATTGATTGCTTTCGGTGAGTGTGGTATCTTCATTTCGGTGATGATGTATCTAAGAACAAAAGATAACGCCCACAAAAGATAAAACCTATTTTTAAATTGCAGATAATCGAGAAGGATGGAGCACGTGGATTTGATAGATTGGTATTTCAACACCGTACACACAGGTATCGTAGATTTTATGAAACCTTTGTGTCCGTGGCTTTTGTTTTGTTTTGTGATGGTCTTTGCCGACTGGCGATTTACTTATGAGTTGTGGCTTGCCGACAAGAGTAGAACAAAGCCAAAAGCGAAGTACTATTGGGATAAGATAACGAACAGTATATTATTGGTATTGCTCGCAGGGTGTTTGCGTGTTTCATCTATTCTTGATGTCGGCGTAGAAGTGGTATCTACTACCGGACTTGTAATATGGTCTGCCGTTGAGTTTTCTCGCGTCTTTAATAAGTACATGGAGATTGAAGGAATGGGGATAAAAATCAACATCTTCAAGTTCCTGCGAAAAACAAAAGCGGACGATATTATCGAGGATGTAGAGAAGAAAGACGAAACAAAGGAAGGAAACGAAAAACCATAATGGCTCATATACTCCCTTTTGCCCGTATTGTTATTTATTCAATGTTTATATTTTTGCGATATGGAGGAAAAAGTTTTTGATATATACGATTACGTAGCCAATGCACTTACAGGCTATACCTTTACGGAAAAGCAGATAAAGTACATTGTAGAGGATAGAGGACTTATTAATGTAACATCCTCTTCCGAGATAAGCCGTAGGGATAAGAATCTTGTCATTGCGGACTTGCTGTTTATCATTTACACCTCTCCATCCTCTTCCGGACAAATAACGCGGCAGCATGGTGATTATTCCGTCACTATCGGGTCTACGCAGATAACCGACAAGGACGATATTTATAAATTGCTGATGGCAATACACTCCAATCCGGATGAAGAGCTTAGCGTGATTCTCTCTTCCGCACAAGGTGGAGCAAGTTGGATAAACGAGATAGATTAAAAAAAAGAATATGCCGATTTTAGAAGATACATTAGATATGGTTGAATATCCCTACCACGGTAAACTTTATGTTATCGGGGTGGATGAGGATGCGCCTTTGTACGAGCAGGAAGAAAAAGAAACGCTTGTATTTGAGACGGATTGCGATATTCAGCGCACGGCAAAGCTGCATAACGGCAACTTGCTTGGCGCAAACTATACCGTGTATTTTCCTCTTACTCCCAACATGGAGGCAGAAGGTACAATCGACAAGTTCAACGATATAATCGTTCGCCGAGGCATGACGTTCCGGGGAACATTCTATGGGTACACCGTAGAAGGTCAAGTGGAGATTATAAGACCCTCTCAATTGGGAGGTTGTTCTTTTGACGTGAAGATTGTATCGGAGGAGGATTATGAGGAACCATCATCCGAAGAAGAAATTTTAGAAGATGAAGATTCTACCGCAGAGGAGGGCGATGAGGTAGATGGTTAGTCTTAGCAAACTCAAAGAAAAGCTATCTTATCGTATGGTAGATAGGCTAGAAGAGATAGGCTTGGAGCTTATTGACGAGGCATACCGCAACGGAATAAAAGAGTGGGAGGGTCATACTCTTAACCTTGATGCAGGCTTCTCTTACGTTGTGTTTAACGCCGGAAAAGTAGCTACTAATTCTCGCGGTGAAAAAGCTATCGGGCATTCCATAGGATGGAACGATAATCTAAAGCAGCATAAAGGCTGGACGAAGATAGGTGTACCGGATGGAACGGCGCACGAGTGGTTTGACCTTTGGTTGCAAAAGTACGAACCGAAAAATAAGAAGTCTTTCGAGCTGGTGATAGTAAACGTCACGTACTACGGAAAGATTTTGGAAGAAGGTAGGCAGCGATACGGAAACGGAAAGAAGTACAAGGTTGTTACCTATCTTTTGGGCGAGTTAAAAAACAAGAGTAACGGATTTGAAAGTGCGGAGGTATCTATATTATGATTACAGCGGCATACATATCACGAATTGAAAGTTATCTGGTTGGTAAGCTAAAAAGCGTATCAAAGAACGTCTATGCAGGCACGCTGCCCAGTACACTGCCAACAAATCAAACGACTTTTGTTGTTGTGGATTGTGCGGCGCAGGTATATGATAAGAACGCATACGCAGATAGTGTAGTGGGTATTTACCTTTACGCCACACCGTCTGCAAACAAAAAGAATGTTTCGGCTCTCTATAAGATGGAAATAGCATTTGAGGAGTTTTTGGAAGATTCGGATTCCGATGAATACGTAGTAACTGAAATTGGGCGCAAGACAGACTACGACACCTCCTACAATATGCACTATATATATGTGGCTCTCAACTTAATTGTGAAATAAATATTTATTGAAAAGTTATGGCAAAAGCTAAGAAGATTTACACCAAGGCTAAGCAGATTATAATTGGTGTTTACAACGATGGCGAGGACGATGAGAAGGTTGATTCTTTGGTAACTCTTGACTACGTTGTTGCGGATTCTCTTACCATTAACCAAGACGATGCGGACGAGAATACCGTTGATTGCGAGACCTCTGACGCTCCTATTTTGGACGATTACACGGCAGGCGATTATAAGGTAGACCTTAACAACGCCTCTTTGGATGCAGATTTCTTGCAGAAGGTTATGGGATGGGTAGCTTTGTACACGAGCGATGGTAAGGCGAGCGGTTATGCGGCTCCTCAGACTTTCGATACCCGTTACATTGCATTGCAGATTAAGTTTACCGACACCAAGTACGTGTTCCTGCCGAAGATTGCAATTTCTCCGAAGTGTACGTTCGAGTCTTTAAAGACCAACGTAGCATACGGAACGCTCTCCGGTACTGCACTGAACGAGGTTATTCCGGGATTCTATACCGATGAGAATGGTACTGTAGCAGCCAAGTCTACTATTGCTACTCTGGACGCTCCGGTATGGACGGATGCAGAGATTACCGCAGGCGCACCCACTAATGCGGCTTAAAACGAGTTTTTAAATAATAATTCGTATTCAAAGGTTTTAAAAGAGGGCGGTAGGCTTTTAAGTGCCGCCGCCCTTTTATCGTTGAGTATAGTTTATGGCAAAGAAGAAGAAAGATATAGAATCGCTTGAAAACGAGATACGCCTTGCTGAAATCTTGAACGATTCACCAAGAAAGATTAAGCTCGGAAAGAAAGAGTTTTTGATTAAAGCTCTTCGACCCGGCACGCAATACTTGTTGGCAGCTGAGGCTGCAAGAATAGCAAAAGCGGAGGAGACCTTTTCGGATATAATAAAACATTTTGCAGAAAACGTACCGAGTGTTATTCGTTGCATTACGTTGGCTGTTCTTAACGACAAGGACAAGATAAACGGTGACGAATACCAAGCCATGTACGATTACATTCAGTGGGAGACCAATCCGAATGAGTGGCTAACAGTGCTGGTAAATGTTCTCCAAATGTTGGATGTCAAGTTTTTTTTTCGACTTACCTCGCAGATAGATTTGTTCCGGGAAATGACTCTGACGAAGAAGAAGGAGATAGACGAACAATCATTGTCTCCTCAACAAGCGAAATAGGGGCAATTTGCGACTTTCTAAAGGCTTTTCCGTTCGTAAATAGAGAAGAGTACCTTTGGAAATATTCAGTGCCTTACATCTCGATTATGAGCCGCGATGCGTCACACACTCTTTATCTAACAAAAAAGCAGACGGAAGAGTATGAGCACTGGCAATTGGAGAGAGGTGCAATCGGATATGTAGACCCCGACAAGTTTGTGAATGATTTAGGTATGCCTGTATTTCACAAGGCTAAAAAAGAAAACGATAAATAGTTTGCAAAGATATGGCAGATAGTAGTAATGAAGTAGTAGGTATAGTACTTGATGTGGACGATGCAAAATTGCGAGCCGCAACAAGCAAGGTGGAAACGGCGGTTAAGGAGATGCGCCAAAATGTCGAGGCTGAAATGAGAGCCTTGAATGAAAGTATCTCTATCATACCTGCCGAAGGGATTAACAAACTTGCCGAGCAACTGGGCGTACTTAAAAACGCATTCAGTGGCGCAAAGGTGGATAGTTCTTTTGTGGATGCAATAAAGTCTATGAACAACGCCTCAAAACTTAGCGGCGAGGATATACAAAAGCTGGTAGAGTCATTGACAGCCGTTCGTTCTCAGATGTCAAGTTCAAGCGGTGCGAGTGGTGTTTCTGCCGACATGAAGGAACTGTTATCCAGTACACAGAATACCGTAGCCTCACTTGCGGATGTCGCAAAAGAGATTTCTAATCTTTCCGTATCTATTCAGAATTGGAAGGTGAAGATTTCCGAGGCTGCATCTGCTTCAAGCTCTGCCGTTCCGGATGTTCAAAAACTTGCAGCCGTATTACAAACTCTGGATCCATCCAAAATGAACATTGCACAACTAACGGCGTATATAAACGACCTACAGACAGCACTACGTACTGTTGGTGCTCCGTCACAAGAGATACAGAATGCTTTTGTTAGTGCAAAAAAAACATTGGAAGAGTTTCGTGCCGTAGCTGAAAAATCCGGGGAGCCGGCACTTGGACTGGATGCGGTTAGGGAGTTGAATGCGCTATACAAAGAGCGTCTTTCGCTTGAAAAAGAAATTGCATCCGTTAGTAACAAGCAGCAAGTGGACAGTGCAAAAAATGGCGTAATATCCGAAAGTAGCAAAATATACCTTGAAGAGCTCAAATCGTCTTTGGACTATCTGGATGAAAAGATAGAAGATACCAAACAGCGACTTTTAGGACTTGGTGAAACGACAATATCAAACTACAACGAGAAGTCTTTTCTTGCACAAGCAAAGGCGGCACAGAAACTTGAAGATGCGCTCTTGAAGTTGCAGCAGTCTATGGCTAAGAGTAATATGACGCAGCAGTCAAAAGACTATACCAACTACAAATCGCTAAGTTCACAGCTCTTGCAAGCCGAAAAAGCACTGCAAGGATTTCAAGAGGCGATGGCTAAATATCCCGGAACGGATATTTTCACAAAGGCACAAGAAGGCGCACAAAAAGCACAGGCACAGATTGATGCAATTACACAAAAAATGCAGTCCTTAAAGCAGGCGTATGGAGATGCGGCTTTTACGGATGTTGATAATGACTATGCCATCAAAAAAGCGCAGCAGTCAATACAAACGTATGAGCAGGCAGAGAAAGAAAAAACAAAGATTGCTAATCGAGAGGCGCAGGCTCGCCGCAGTGCCGTGCAGGATGAAATCAACAACGCCTTACAGCAGGAACGCGCAAAGGAGATACAGCGAGTACGCGAGCAGATTGACTCTTTGGATAAGTCCGACAAGAATTATGCCGAGAACCTTTCCCGACTGAACGCTATTCTTGCAAACCTTATCAATCAAAAGACCGCCAGTGCTTCCGCAACAAGGAAAGTTACCGCAGAGGAGGCGAGGCAGGCGGTTTTAACGGCAGCACAGACAGGCAAGCTAAAAGACTTGATTAATGCGTACAACCTGCTGCACGCCGCCATGAATAATACCGACCCGAAATCTTCCGAGTGGAACTTGCTCAACAAACAATTAGGACAAGTCAAAGCACAGATAGACGGAGTAAAGAAAAGAATGGGTGAGTTAAAAGAACACCATTCAAAACTCCTTGACACTGCATCACAGCTCACGAGAAAGTTAGCGTTGATGTTTTCCGTATCGGCGATTAACGGCTACATTAAGAAGGTTGTAGAGGTACGCGCACAGTTTGAGTTACAGCGTATCGCACTGGGAGCTATCTTGCAGGATGTAGAAAAAGCCAACGAGGTATTTAAGCAGGTACAGGGTATGGCGTTGGAGTCTCCGTTCTCCATTATGCAGTTGGAACGAGCAACCAAGCAGATTGCAGCGTTTGGTGTGGAAGCGGATAAACTAAAACCGTCCATTAAGATGTTGGCAGATATTTCCGCAGGTTTGGGCGTAGATATTGACCGACTGATATTGGTGTACGGCCATATTAAAGCGAACAACGCGCTTCAACAATTGCACGTTCGTCAGTTTACAAATGCCGGATTTAACATCGCAGGTGAACTTGCAAAATACTATACCGAACTGGAAGGTAAGATGGTAAGCGTAGCCGATGTGACAGACCGCATTCATAAGAAGATGGTATCGTTTGCCGATGTCGAGGAGGTGTTGCAGCGAGTAACATCCGCAGGAGGTATGTTCTACGATATGCAGAGGAAGCAGGCAGACTCTATTTGGGGTCAGATGCAGCGTATTCAAGACCAGATGGACTTAACGCTCAACTCTATCGGAGAGAGTAACCAATCCACGATTAAGAGTGTATTGTCTACCATACGTGAGCTTATAAAGTCATGGCGTGATTACGCCGGGATTATAAAGACCGTAGCGTATGGAGTGACAGCGTGGGTGTCGTATAGGTATGTGCTTGGAGGCGTATTGTCACTTGGCGCAAAGACTGTTGCTATGTTTAAGAATGTAGCAGCAGGTATATCACTTGTAGCCAGCTCTGAAAAATCAGCAGCAGCAGCAGCTACATTGTTTGGTGTTTCTTTAAAGTCCGCACTTGTTTCAACCGGAGTTGGAGCATTAGTGGTAGCTTTTGGATATTTGCTCACCAAACTTTTTGAAGTGGATGGAGCTTTGGAAGGTTTGAAAGAGGAAATGAATAATATCGGAAGCGATACCGTTAATTCCATGAAGGAAGCGGAGGGTAATTTCTTATCTTTGTCGGAAAAGGTAAGAGACAGTACGCTGGCGTATTCGGAACGTAATCAAGCGATGGAGGATTTGAAACGTATCTTCGGCGAGATTCTGCCTCAATATATGTTGGAGGAGGAA